CTGCGTACCGGGTACCAGCCTCGCGGATGTGGTGCGCGACAAGCTGAAAGCGGATCACCTGGCTGAAAAAGGCGACCTTTCCGGCCTGATCACGTTCACCAACCAGAAACTGGGCCGAACCTTCGAGTACGAAACCGCCGCCCCAGACGCGGAAGCCCTGCGCGAACGTGCAGAGGATTACCCCGAACTGGTGGTGCCCCACGGCGGCTTGATCCTCACCGCCGGTATCGATGTGCAACGCGATCGCGTGGCCGTTGTGCTGCGTGCCTGGGGCAGGGGCATGGAAGGCTGGCTGATCTACTGGGGCGAATTCTTTGCCAAGGTCAGCACCACGGATAGCAGCGACCCGGTGTGGAAAGAGCTCGATGATTTCCTGTTTACGCCCCGCAAAAGCGTGGACGGATTCAGGATGATCCCGCGTGCCATCAGCATCGACTCCGGCGGCCACAGCACCGAGCAGGTGTACAACTGGGTGCGCCCCCGGCAGAAGCGCGGCGTCATGGCCATCAAGGGCAGCAGTAACGACTACGGCCGCCGCGAGATATTCAGCGCCCCGCGCAAAACCGATTACAGCAAAAAGAACGGCCACAAAACCAAGGCCGCGAAATTCGGCCTGCAGGTGTACCAGGTGGGCACCCACAAAGCCAAAGACCTGATCTTCGGCGAAGGCGGCAGGCTCAGCCTGCAAGGCGAAGGCCCAGGCCGCATGCACTGGTACACCAACGTGCGCGACGACTACTACGAACAACTCACCGGTGTGATCAAAGCGCCCAACGCCCGCATGGGCGGCAAGCTCGTGTGGCACGACAAGCCCGGCCAGCCCATTGAAGCGGCTGACTGCGAAGTCTACGCCCTGCACGCGGCCTACAGCCTGCGCTTGCACACCTGGAAAGATGAACGCTGGGATCAGCTTGAGGCCCAGCTCAAACAAAGCGACCTGTTCGGTGGCGATGACACCCCGGAAGACGCCGGCGGTGGCCGCCGCAAATCCAACTACTGGTAACCGCCCATGGCTTACACGCAAGCAGATCTGGATCGCATTGAAGCCGCGATTGCCACAGGCACCCTGCGCATTACGCACAACGGTAAGACCACGGAATTCCGCAGCCTCGATGACATGATTCGCGTGCGTGACATGATCCGCAAAACCGTGAAAGGCCCGAGCGCCACCCGCGAACACCGCATGTATGCACCCGTGTTCGACAGGGGGTATCAATGAGCTGGATTGATCGCACCATCGGCTGGTTTTCCCCGGAAGCCGAAGCCCGCCGCACCCGTGCCCGCGTGGTAACGGATCGCCTGCGCGCAGTGAACGGCTACGACGGTGCTGGCAAAGGCCGGCGCAACACCTGGACCCGTGGCAGCGATAGCAGCGCCAACGCTGAAAGCCGCGCCGCGCTCCCACTGCTGCGTGCCCGGCACCGTGAGCTGGTGCGAAACAACCCGTATGCCGCCAGCGCAGTGCGGGTGCTCACCACCAACATCGTTGGCACTGGCATCCGCCCCAGTGCGCTGGTGGGCGATGCTGAAGAAAAGAAACCGCTCCAGCGCACCATGCTGAACTGGTGCGAGAGCACGGCCGTCGACTATGACGGCCGGCATAACCTGTACGGCCTGCAAGCCCTGGCCGTGCGCACCGCTGTAGAAAGCGGCGATGCGATTATCGTGCGTGTGACCGACAGAGACCCCGCCCTGAAAGTGCCGCTCAAGCTGCGGTTGTTGGAAGGTGATTATCTGGATCACACCAAAAACGGCCAGATGAATGGCGGCTACGCCGTGCAAGGCGTGCAGTTCAACGCGCAGCACCAGCGCGTGGGCTACTGGCTGCACACCAGCCACCCCGGTGATGCGCTGGGCGGTTTCAGTGCCAGCAAGCTCACCCCGGCGGCGGATGTGATTCACCTGTTTGAAATGCTGCGCCCAGGGCAAGTGCGCGGCGTGCCGCGTGGCACCGCCGCCATCATGCGCATGAAGAACCTGGACGATTACCAAGATGCCCGCATCGAGGCCGCCAAAAGCGCCGCCTGCTTGGTGGGCGTCGTGGTGGAGCCAGAAGGCGACACCGATCGCAAAGGCGACGTGCTGCCAGAAAAGCTGGAACCCGGCATGTTCCCGCGCCTGAAAACCGGCGAAGACGTGCGCTTCAACAACCCGCCCAGCGTATCCGGTCATGGTGAATTCGTTAGCGTTGAACAACACGCCATCGCCATCGCCTACGGCGTACCGTTCGCCGCGCTCACCGGCAACCTGGAGCGCGTGAATTTTAGCAGCGGGCGCATGGGGCACCTGGAATTCACCCGTAACGTGGAGCAATACCGCTGGGCATCGTTGATACCCACGGTGTGCCAAGGCGTCGCCAACTGGTTCAACCAAGCCGCCATGCTGGTGGGTGAAATCACACAGCCCGTGCGCTGGGAATGGACCCCGCCGCGGCGTGAAATGATCGACCCCTCGCGGGAAATCCCGCCCATCGTCGACATGGTGCGTGCCGGTTTGGGCTCGCTGTCTGAACAAATCCGCTCCATGGGCTTCGAGCCCGAAGACGTGTTCGCCGAAATCAAACAAGAACGCGACAGCCTCAACCGTGATGGCATCGTCGTCACCACCGATGCAGGCCGCGTGAGTGATGCCGGCGTTACCCAGGCCCGTGCCCCCGGTGCGGCATACCCCGAACCCGGCGACGAATAACCGGAGCACCCCATGCCTAAATGGAAAATCAAAGCGTTGGCCCAAGCGGTCAGCGGCGGACTCGCTTTGTCTGCAACAAACCAGATCAACGCCAAAGGTGAGCTGCTGCTCTATGGCGTCATCGGTGATTGGTGGGATGGCCTCGACGCCATGACCATCGTGCGGGAAGTGGAAGCCCTGAACGAAGGCCCCTTGTCTGTGCGGATCCACAGTGAAGGCGGCTTCATCACCGAAGGCCTTGCCATCTACAACGCGCTGGCCAACAGCGAGCGGCGTGTAGAAGTCACTATCGATGGCATCGCCCTCAGCATGGCCAGCGTGATCGCCATGGCAGGCGATGTAGTCCGCATCCCGGCCAACGCTTTCATCATGATCCACAAGCCCAGCGGGCCGAGCTTGGGTGAGGCGGACGACCACCGCCGCACGGCGGATGTGTATGACCAGTTTGAAGACACCCTGGCCAACATCTACGCAACCAAAACAGGCCTGGATAAAGACACCCTCAAAACCATGATGGCGGCAGAAACCTGGCTGAACGGCGAGCAAGCCGTGGAGCTGGGCTTTGCCGATGAATTGGTGGAACCGGTGCAGGCTGTCGCTCAGGCAGACCTGGCCGCATTCCAGAATGCGCCCGCCGGCGCATTGAACCTGTATCACCGGCCCGCTTCGGGCCAAACCACGGCGGCCACCGCTGCCGCAAACACCAACCCGAAAGGTAATGTTATGACTCTTGCACAACGCGCGAAGGCGGTGGGCCTGTCCCGTCATGCCGGCGAAACCGATGAGCAGCTAGAAGCCCGTGTGGCCGCTGCGGAAGCCAAAGCCCAGGCAGCGCAAGCTGCTAACGGTGGCGAGGAAGAAGATGAGCCGCCCCTGGCCGCCGCTGGTGCCCAGAACCGTGGTGCCCGTAACGACCCGCCGCCGGTACCGGCAGGCGCAGCCCAGAACGCGGGCGAAGTGGCTACCCAAGCCATCGCCCAAGAGCGCACCCGCGTCAGCGAGTTGCGCGCCTTGGCATCCACCCACCGTGTTGAAGAAGCGGACCTGAACCGCATGATCGACACCGGCACCAGCGTGGCCGATGCCCGCAACGAAGTGCTCACCCTGCTTGCCACTCGCAGCCAGAACGCCGTGCCCGGTGGCCATGTTGTAGTCGGTCACCACGGTGAAGCCCTGCGCGCAGGCATGGTGGCCGCGTTGATGAACCGCGTTAACCCTGGCGCTAACCAGCTGCCGGACGAAGCGCGAGACTTCCGGGGCATGAACCTGCTGAACATGGCTGCCGAAGTGATCCACGCAGGCGGTGGATCCACCCGTGGCATGACCGGCATGGAAATCGCCGCCAAGGCCATGCATTCCACTAGCGACTTCCCGGCCATTCTGGCGGATGTGGCGAACAAAACCCTGCGTGCTGGGTATGAAGCGGCCCCGCAGACGTTCAAGGCGTTCTGCCGCCAATCCAGCGCCAGCGACTTTAAGTTCATCAACCGCGCCCAGCTGGGTGATGCGCCGGAGCTGGAAAAGGTCAACGAAGCCGGTGAATACAACTACGGCTCCATGGGTGAGGACAACCAGCGCTACAAGCTGGAAACCTACGGCAAGATCATCGCGCTGACCCGCCAGACCATCATCAACGATGACCTGGACGCCTTCAGCCGGGTGCCGGCAGCCTTTGGTGCCAGCGCTGCGGAACTGGAAAACAACGTAGTGTGGGGCTTGATCACGGAAAACGTGAAAATGTCCGACAACGTCACCTTGTTCCATGCCAGCCACAACAACCTGGGCAGTGCCGGTGCTCTGAGCGTGGAAACCCTCTCCGAAGGTCGCAAGCAACTGCGTCTGCAGAAAGGCGTTAAAAGCAAGCGTCCGCTGAACCTGCAGGCGGAATTCCTCATTGTGCCGGCGGCGCTGGAAACCAAGGCCCAACAAATCGTGGCCGAAATCCTCAGCGCCAAGAGTGCAGACGTGAACCCCTTCGCCGGCAAGCTGCAGGTGGTAGTGGAACCGCGTCTGGATGATGTCAGCGAAACTGCTTGGTATCTCTCTGCGGCCCCGGCTCGCATCGACACCATCGAATACGCCTACCTCACGGGTGAAGAGGGCGTGTACATCGAAACCCAGCAGGGCTTCGACGTGGATGGCGTGAAAATCAAAGCGCGCCTGGACTTCGGTGCCGGTGTCATCGATCACCGTGGCCTGTTCAAAAACGCCGGGGCATAACCCCGGCTAGCCCCTCTCTCCCCGCGGTGCCCTTCGGGGCCCGCACCTAATTTACCCATCTATCCCTACAAGGGATGCAAAGGTGAAATCATGGCTAAAAACTTTATCCAGCGTGGCGAGAACATCACCGTCATCGCTGCCGCCCTGGCCGCCTCTGGCGACCTGGTTGTTATGGGTTCCCTGTTCGGTGTGGCGTTGCATGACGCCGCCGCTAACGAAGAACTCACCCTCAAAACCGGTGGCGTGTTCGAGCTGCCCAAAACCACTGCCGACGAACCGGCAGTCGGTGACCCAGCCTACTGGGATGGCAGCGCCATCACCACAGTGTCCACCGACAACACCGCTGTAGGCGTGTTTGTGGAAGCCGGCGCGAATGGTGACGTCGTTTGCCGTGTGCGTCTGAACAGCAGCTTCTGACCATGAGCCAGTTCGATGGCTACAAAACGGCGCTGGATGGCGCCGTTTTCAATTTCTACGGTGACCCGGCCACCATCACGGCCGGGCCACTGAAACCGGAGCGGGGCACCAGCCCGGAAACCGTCGCCACCCTGGATTACGACGACGTGCGCGACGACATGAACGCCCTGATCGCCACCCTGATTTATATCGAGTACCCCAAAGCTGCGTGGCCGTACCCGCGCCGGGGCGACAAGATCACGATGAAAGGGAAGGTCTGGACGGTGCACACCCTGGAGCGCGACAACGACACCACCTTGGTGGTGGAGGTGACCCAATGAGCACCCCCAGAACAAGCCGAGACATGAAGATCGTGCTTGATGCGATTGCCCAGATAGGTGGGAAGCATAGCGCGGTGGCAATTCAGAGCGTTCTTAGCGAAACATCCAAATTCGCTCGTGAGCAGTCCGTGTCCAGGATTAGCAGCCAAGTTGCATTGAGCCGGTCCTATGTTGCTCGGCATCTTCGTGTCTTTCCGCCCATTCAGAAAGGAAAGTCATGGGAGGCCGGTGTTCAGGCCACAAAGCGTGGAGTGCTGCTTTCTCGTTTCGAGAACAGAGGAATTCGTGTCCCGAAGAAACATCCAGGGCGCGGAAAGGGTAGCACTAAGCACGGGGGCATAAGAGGCAAGGTTAAACCGGGCAGCAGCTATGCGGCCGCCGGATTTTTCTACGTGCCGGGCCTTCGCGGCAGCGGGGCGCTGGGTATTGCTGTTCGGACAGGGAAGGGCCGCGATAACTATAAAGTTTTGCATGGGCCGAGTGTGAGCCAAGTATTCCAGACCGTGCGCCATGACCTCTCCCCAGAACTAAAGGACCACATGACGCGAGTGGTTGCTGGTCGGCTGCTGGAGCTATTTGAATGATCCCGAGCGAAGCCATTTATGGCGTGTACCGGCAGCGCCTAGAAAGTATTACCACCGCAAACGGTTACAGCAGCGATGCGGGCGCCGAACTGTACGAAGGCTGGCTGGCCCACGCGCTAGTGATGGACCAGCAGCAGGCGTTCCCGTTTATCGCCCTACAACCGGGTGATGACCGCCGCGCCAGTAAAAGCAGTGGCGGGCGGCTGGTGCGCGAAGTGTCACACCAGATCATCGTGGCCGAAAAGGCCGAAGCAGGGGTTGCCCTGAAACTGCAACGCCACCTGCACGACCTGATCAACGCCCTGGCCGACCGCAACAACACGGAACAGCTCGACGGCCACGCGCTCGACAGTGAAGTGGGCGATGCCGAATACAACATTCCCGAAGACGGTTATCCCGTCGCTTGGGTGGCGCTCACCGTCACCGCTCGCTACCAGATGACCCTCGAACCTAAAACGTAAACCCCAACCCATCGGCGCCCTGCGCCAAAGGAGAACAGCATGTCTTACCAGGACACCGGCCTCATCTTTGCCGGCAAGGTCTACATTGCCCCGGTAGAGCAGGGCGTTATCGGCGCATTCAATGGCCCCATCAACGTCCCCAGCTTTGAGCTCACCCCGCCAAGCACTGAAGCGCGCAACCGGATTTCCAAGCAACCCGCTACCTACGGCCAGGCGCTGGATGTAGTGAACATTCCCGGTGATCCGGCGCAAATGGCCATCACCTTTGATTCCCTGCCAGCGGAACTGCTGGCCGAAGCGCTGGGGGGCACAAGTGCTGCCCACAGTGTTACTGCGGGCACGGTAACGGCGGAAACCGTCACCTTGATCGAAGGGCAGTGGGTGAAGCTGGCGCGCGCGAACATCGATGATCAAAGCGTCCAGGTGACTGAAACCACCGGCAGTAGCAACCTGGCGGTTGGTACTGACGTGGAAGTGGACACCGATGCCGGCCTCATCAAAGCGTTGAACGCGGGTGCCGCCACAGAAGTGGAAGTGGACTACGGCTACAACGGCGAGACCGGCACGCAGGTGCTGGGTGCCACGGAAATCCA